TCGTGGCGATGCTGGTGCCGTCGGTGGCGAACGTCACATCTGCACACGCTGACAACGCGAGTGCGCCGCCACCGTAGGGGCGTGCAAATCGCTGCAAAACGGGGGTCCTCCAAACTGCTGGGCCCCTCGATTCAGGCGGTCGCACGTTGTCGGTTGGGGGTAGACGGGGCGAAACCACCGGGAAACCCCAAGGAATAGCCGGTACGCAGAGTTACGTTATGCCCACGCACATACGCGAGCTCACGAGTGACCCGCAGAACCGACGCACGCACAATCCACGCAACCTCGGCATGCTGAGCGACGCGCTGCGCGCGGTCGGCGCTGCACGCAGCATCGTCATCGACGAGCACGACGTCGTGCTGGCGGGCAACGGCGTCGTCGAAGCTGCAGCCGAAGCGGGAATCGTGCGCGTGCAGACCATCGACGTCGACGGTGAGACGATCGTGGCTGTGCGTCGCACGGGACTCAGCGACGAGCAGAAGCGACAACTGGCGATGTATGACAACCGCACGAGTGAGCTCGCCGCGTGGAACGTCGAGCAGCTGAAGCTCGACACCGCAGCGGGACTCGACCTACAGCCGTTCTTCACCGACGCTGAGCGCGTCAAGCTGTTCGGCGCTGCACTCGATGCGCCGTCGGCGTTCCCGGTTGTCGACGCGAATCTGCAGACGACGTATCGCTGTCCGTCGTGCGGTTATGAGTGGAGCGGCCGCGCGAAGACGCACGCGGCTCCCGAAGACGACGACGCGAGTGTCGCGGGCGACGACGCGCCGTCTGAGCCGAGCGTATGACAACGCCCGCGTATGTCGTGCCGACGCTCGCCGAGATACGCGGCTGGCCGCTCAGCGGCTATCGCGTCGCGTCGTTGTTCTCGGGCTGCGGCGGCTCGTCGCTCGGCTACCGGATGGCGGGCTTCAGTGTGTTGTACGCGAATGAATTCGTCGAGGCCGCGCGTGACACGTATCGCGCCAACTTCCCGCTGACGTATCTCGACCCGCGCGACGTGCGCACCGTCAAGGGCGCCGACGTGCTCGACGTGTGCGGGCTCGAGGCGGGCGCGCTCGACGTGCTCGATGGCTCGCCGCCCTGCGCATCGTTCTCGTCAGCGGGCAAGCTCGAACGTCACTGGCGCAGCGCGAAGAGTTACAGCGACACGCACCAGCGCACCGATGATCTGTTCTTCGAGTATCTGCGCCTCGTCGACGAGATCCGTCCGCGCGTCTGCGTCGCTGAGAACGTGTCGGGACTCATCCGGGGTGTCGCCAAGGGGCTGTGCAAGCAGATCCTTGCGCGCTTCGCGTCGCTCGACTATCACGTCGAGGCGCGGCTGCTCGACGCGCAATGGCTCGGCGTGCCGCAGCGTCGCTCGCGCGTGATCTTCGTCGCCGTGCGTCGCGATCTGCGTGTCGCGCCCGCACTGCCCGCGCCCGCCGCGACGCGCTTCGTCATTCGCGACGCGCTGCCGCAGCTGCTCGCGTTGCAGGACACCGTGTGGCATGCGCGCTGGATTCCCGCATCACAGCCCGCGCCAGCCATCACGACCGCACCGACGCACTGCATCGAGCTCGACAAAGGCTCGACGCGTCGCGCGCTGACCATCCCTGAGCTCAAGCGACTGTGCAGCGTGCCCGATGACTTCGTGCTGACCGGCACGTATGCGCAGCAATGGGAGCGGCTCGGACGCGCGGTGCCGCCCGCGATGATGCGTGCGATCGCGACGACGATCCGTGAGCGCGTGCTCGACGTCGCACGACTGGAGGCGAGCGCATGAGTGACGAGACGACCGCTGTCGACCACGTGCAGCAGACGGGACCGTGGCGCTTCACGGCTGACGTGGCGTCGGTCTTCGACGACATGCTGCGTCGCTCGATCCCGCAGCACGACGACATGCGCGCGCTCGTCTTCGAGCTCGGCTCGCGCTTCGTGCGTCCGCAGACGACCGTGCTTGACTTGGGCTGCTCGCGCGGCGAAGCGCTCGATCCGTTCGTGCGACGCTTCGGCGCGCACAATCGCTTCGTCGGTGTCGACGTCAGCGGGCCGATGCTCGACGCCGCGCGCGCACGCTTCGAGGGCTACATGCGCACAAGCGTCGTCGCGATCGCCGAGTGTGATCTGCGGCACGACTACCCACGCGAGCACGCGTCGCTGACGCTCGCCGTGCTGACGCTGCAATTCGTGCCGCTCGAATATCGGGCGACGCTCGTGCGCCGCATGTATGAGCAGACGCTGCCCGGTGGCGCGTGCATCGTCGTCGAGAAGGTGCTCGGCGACTCGCCGCGCATCGACACGCTGCTCGTCGATGAGTATCTCAGCCTGAAGCGCGCGCACGGCTACAGCGCCGACGAGATTGCGCGCAAGCGACTCGCGCTCGAAGGCGTGCTCGTGCCGCTGACGGCGCACTGGAACGTCGAGCAGCTGCGGCACGCGGGCTTCGCGGACGTCGACTGCTTCTGGCGCTGGCTCAACTTCGCGGGCTGGCTGGCGGTGCGCGCATGATGAAAAGTGGACCCGCTCCGAAACCGACGCGGCTCAGGCAGCTGCAGGGCAACCCGTCGCGCCGACCCATGAACCTCGACGAGCCGCAGCTGCCCGCCGCCGACGCGCGCTTCGACGTCGTGCCCATCGTGCTCAGAGACGACGCCGTCGCATGCAGCGAGTGGCAGCGTCTCGCGCCGCTGCTGCGTGTCGCGCGCATCGTCACCGAAGCCGATCGCGCGTCGCTCATCGCCGCGTGTCAGCAGTGGAGCATCTATCAGCACGCGCTGACGCAGGCGCCGCCCGAGCGTCGCGTGCTGCGCACGCCCAACGATTACCCGATGGTCAATCCGTATATCGCCATCGCCAACAAAGCGCTGCTGCACTGCGAGCGGCTGTGGGATGCGCTGGGGCTGACGCCTGCGGCGCGCTCGCGTGTCGCGATGGCGGGCGCGGCGAGCGATAACGATCCGTTCGCGGAATTCGACGAGCCGCGTGCGCGTCTCTCGCATGGGCCGTCGCTCGACGGGCGCATGCACGTCGACGATGAGGATGGCCCCGTCAACTGAGCGCTGCGCGCTGCAGCCTCAGTGGTGGCTGACGCAAGATGGCGACCTCGACTGCCTCGACTTGTATGAGCGGCACTACAGCGCGCGACGCTGGCGCGACGGTCGACGTCGCACGTTCTTCGCAGGCATCGGACAGCAGCGCGTCGTGCTGCGCACGCGAAACGGCGACGCCTGCTTCATCTGGCGCAAGCCCGGAGGCGGCGACCCCGCCCGCAATACACGCTGGGATCGACAAGAGGGCGTCTGCTGCGCTTTCTTTCGGAACGAAAGCCACGTGTTGTCAAGTGAGCTCATTCGCCAAGCGGATGCGATTGCTGATGCGCTCTGGCCTGATCGCAGGCATTACACCTACGTCAACGCAAAAGCGATCCGCTCAACAAACGCTGGATGTTGTTTTCTGCACGCCGGATGGCGACGCATCGGTCACTCGCCGCGAGGACTCGTGATACTGGAACGCGTGAGGCCCGCGTCGAATGATGATGGATGCGTCAGCTGAGCACGTCGTCGACGTCTACGCGCGACGCGTCGTCGCGGGCGACGTGCCTGCGGGCACCTATCATCGACTCGCGTGCGCGCGCCATCTGCGCGATCGCGAGCGTGAGCGCGACGACGACAGCTGGCCGTTCTACTTCGACACGCTCGAAGCGGATCGCTTCTATCGCTTTGCGAGCTCCCTGCGACATTACAAGGGCGAGCAATTCGCAGGACGACGCATCGAGCTCGTCGACGTGCAGCGCTTTCGGCTCGGCTCGATCTTCGGCTGGTATCACCGGGAGACGAACCTACCGCGTTATACAACGGCGTATAACGAGCTCCCGCGCAAGTCGGGCAAGACGCTCGAAGCCGCCATCGTCGCGCTGTATCAGGTGTTCTTCCGGGGCGAGCCCGGCGCCGAAGGCTATGTCGTCGCGACGAAGCGTCAGCAGGCCAAGCTCTGTTTCGACGCGGCGCGCAAGTTGGTGCGCTCATCGGGACTGCGCGATCGCATCCGCGTGCTGACGCACAACCTGCACCGCGACACGCTCGACGCCAAGCTCGAACCGCTGGGCGCGGACGCGGACTCGACCGACGGGCTCAACCCGTTCTGCATCATCACCGACGAATTCCACGCGCACAAGACGCGCGACCTCGTCGATGTCATGGAAAGCGCGACGGGCGCGCGTCTCAGTTTCCTGCATTTCATCATCACGACTGCGGGCGACGAGCTCACGAGTCCGTGCGGCGAGATGCACACGTACTGCTGCAACATCCTCGACGAGACGCTGCCCAGCGACGCAGCGACCGAAAGTACATTCGCACTCATTGCGCACGCAGACCCGACCGACGACTGGCAGCACGAGTCGACGTGGGTCAAGGCCAATCCCATGTGGGACGTCAGCGTCAACCCGGACGACATGCGCAAGGCGGCGCTGGCGGCGCGACACAATCCCGGCCGCGCGAACGAATTCAAGCAGAAGCGGCTGAACCTCTGGATCGCCGCGCGCGATCCGTGGCTCAGCGTCGAGGGCTGGCGGCAGGGGCAACACGTCTGGGACGTCGACGAGCTCGTCGGCGAGTCGTGCTTCGTCGGCATCGACCTCGCGTCAAAGCTCGATCTGTGCGCGATGGTCTTCGTGTTTCCGCCGACCGACACGCGCGCCGCGTATCGGCTGCTGCGCTGGGTGTGGACGCCCGAAGACACGCTGCGCGATCGCGCGCATCGCGACCACGCGCCGTATGAGCTCTGGACGCAGCAGCGCGGCCTCGACCGTGAGCCCGTGCTGCGCACGTCGCCGGGCACGCAAGTCAATCATCAGGTGCTGCGCGACGTGCTGCGCGAGCAGCGCGCGCGCTATCGCATCGAGCGGATCGGCTTCGACCCGTGGCACGCCGACACGCTCATCGACCAACTCATCGAGGAAGACGGCTTCGAGCGCGACGACGTCGTCGAAGTCAGTCAGACGTACGCGGGCATGTCGAGCGGCGCGGCGGCGTATGAAGCGGCGGTGCTGGCGGGACTCGTCGACGCGGGCGGCTGTCCGCTGATGACATGGACGCATGCGAACGCGGTCGTGCAGCGCGACCCGCGAGGCAACGCGTTCCCGATTAAGAAAAAGTCGCGCGGGCGCATCGACCCCGTGATGGCGGCGGTTATCGGGGTCAACCTCGTATTGCGCGCGCGCCCGGAGTCACCGGCCGAAGATCCGGTGCTCATCGTCGCATGAGCAGCAGCGCGCGCCCGCGTGGTCGACCGCCGCTCGAAGCGGGCTCACGCTCGATCGAGATTGGCTTCTCGCTGCCCGCGCGTGACGCGCACGCGCTGACGTCGCTGGCGCTCGTCGAGCGCGTCAGCCAGCAGGACATCTGCCGTCGTGCGGTCGTCAAGTATCTGCGCGAGCACACGCGCAGCCAATCCCGATTGCAGCGACGCGTCGTGCTGTCACGACGTCTCGGCCTCTAACGCGACGGCGGCTTCGGCGGCTCGCCCGTCGTCGGCTTGTCGGGAGGCGTCGACGGGGGCTGGGGCTTCGGGGGCTCAGGCTTCTGCGGCGGGGTCTGCGTCTGCGACTGCGTCATGACATCACCTCGAAGCGTCAGCGTGTCACGAGCGACGGCGCGCGCGCGAATTGTTCTGGAAAAAATTGACGCCCCGCTGAGCCGCGCACGACGCTCGTGCGTCCCGAATGAGATGGCGTCGTTGGCTCTGGTGGCGTCCGCCGTGCGTGCTGCGCGTCGTCATCTGCAATCTCAAGAGTGATTCCGAGCTCGCGCTGCGGGGCGTGCTCTGGGCGTATCGCGGCGGCTGGCTGACGCTGCGCAACGTCGAAGCGCTGCGCGCGAACGCGAAGCCCGCACTGGTCGACGGCGAGGTCGTCATCGAACGGGACAACGTCAGCTTCCTGCAGGTTATGCCGTAGATGGCGATCATCAGCAGCGTCGGCTCACTGCAGTCGGTCAACGCGATGGCGTCGCCCGTGCTGGCGAGCGCGTCGAGTCCGTCGTCGACGTGGCTGTACAACGCGGTCGATCCCTACGTCTATGGCGCGCTGTATCGCACGCAGCCGAGCGTGCGCATGGTCGTCGACTTCCTCGCCCGCAACATCGCGCAGCTGGGCCTGCACGTCTATCGTCGCGTCAGCGACACGGATCGCGAGCGGCTGCTTGACCATCAGCTGGCCGACTGGCTCGCGCACCCGACGCAGTACACGACGCGGTATCGCCTCATCGAGTCGACGCTGCAGGACTTGGGAATCTACTTCAACGCGTACTGGGCCAAGGTGCGCATGCCCGAGCGCATCGGACTGCAGCGTCTGCCGCCCGCGCAGATGACGGTCATCGGCGGACTCGTGCCGAGCGTCTATCGCTGGGTCACGAGCGCGGGCGACATCTACGACTTCGCCCCGCGTGACGTCGTTCACTTCAGCGGCTACGACCCGGACAACCCGCTCATGGGCCTGTCGCCGCTCGAAACCCTGCGACGGGTCATTGCCGAAGACGTCGCGGCGATGGCGCATCGCGAAGCGTTCTGGACGAACGCAGCGCGCATCGAGGGCGTCGTCGAGCGTCCGCTGGCCGCGAAGCTGTGGTCGCCCGAACAGGTCGACAGCTTCAAGGGGCAATGGTCGGCGCGCTTCACGGGCGCGGCGGGCGCGGGCACCGTGCCCGTGCTGCAGGAAGGCATGAGCTTTAAGCCGATCGCCTTCTCGCCCCGGCAGGCCGAATACGTGCAAGCGCGCAAGCTGTCGCGCGAAGAGGTCGCGAGCGCGTATCACATTCCGCTGCCCATGGTCGGCATCCTCGAACACGCCACCTTCAGCAACATCAAGGAACAGCACAAACAGCTGTATCAGGACTCGCTCGGGCCGTGGCTCGAAATGATCGCCGAAGAGATTGAGCGGCAGCTGCTCGTCGACTGCGCCGATCAGGATCGCGTCTACGTCGAATTCAACATCGCCGAGAAGCTGTCGGGCAGCTTCGAGGAACAAGCCGCCTCGCTGCAGACCCTCATCGGCGCGCCCATCATGACGCGCAACGAAGGCCGCGCGCGTCTCAATCTGCCGTCGATCGACGAGCCCGGCGCCGACGCGCTCGTGCGTCCGCTGAACACGACGACGACGAGTGACGCGACGGTGCCCGCGAGCGTGCCGCCGAGCGCGGTCGCGCCCGTCATCGAGCGCGCATGGCGTCGACAGGCGGCGGTGCTGCGCAAGGTCGACGTCGACGATCGCGCGCTCGCCTTCGACGACGAGCGCTGGACACGCGAGCTCGCGCACGACTTGAAGCTGACGGGCGTCGAGGCGCTGCAGGCTGAACGACTCGCGTATGTCGTCAACCGCGACACGCGCACGCGACTCGAAGCGCAGATCAACCCGTTCACGCGTGAGGCTTCCGACTATGTCGACGACTAGCCGCTATCGACACCTGTGCGCGTATGCGCTCGATCACCCGTGGGCGCTGACGCCCGACATGCTGCGCGTCGTCGCGAGCATCCTCAGCGATCGGCTGACGGGCGCACGCGCGAGCGACGAGCAGATCGCGTCGGCGCTGGCGCTGCGGAAGAACGATCTGCCGCAGCCGACGCGCGGCGGCGTGATGGTGATTCCCGTCTATGGCGTGCTGTCGCCGCGCATGAACATGCTGAGTGAGTCGAGCGGCGGCACGAGTTACGAGCGGCTCGGCGCGCATCTGCGCGACGGACTGGCGCACAGTGACGTGTCGACGATCGTGCTCGACATCGACTCGCCGGGAGGCAGCGTCGCGGGCGCCGCCGAGCTCGCGTCGCAGATTCGCGCTGCGCGTGCGCAGAAGCCCATCATCGCCGTCGCCAACCATCAGTGTGCGAGCGCGGCGTATTGGCTCGCCAGCAACGCGACGAAGGTGCCCGGGTCGCCGTCCGCGTCGGTCGGCTCGATTGGCGTGTTCACGATTCACCACGACTTGACCGAGATGCTGTCGAAGGCGGGCATCAAGCGCACGCTCGTCGCCGCTGGCAAGTACAAGCTCGATGGGCTCGACGGCGAGCCGCTGTCCGAGAGTGCGCTGGCCTATCGCACCGACGTCGTCGGCAAGACGTATGAGCGCTTTGTCGGACACGTCGCCGCAGGACGCGGCGTGTCGCCGAGCGTCGTCAAAAAAGAGTACGGC